GAAAGGGATAATCGAAGCCCCAAGATGTGCGTGTATACGTGCGTCTTGGGGCTTTTTGCGTTTTGGGGCTAAATGGCAATAAAAACGTACATAGAACAACTTGAGTCAGTTCAGGCCGCAATAGATGCAATCGAAAGCGGGGCGCAATCTGCCACATTCAACGGGCGCAACGTGACCAAGGCCGATCTGAAAACCCTGTATGACCGCGAGAGCCAGTTGATGCCGAAAGCACTGCGCGAGCAATCGGGCCGTTCTGGAATCCGCGTTCGTGGCGTTACTCCGGTGGATTTATGAAAGAGGTAACGCCAAAGTCCAAGATACCGAGTCCTAACAGGTATGAAAAAAACCTGCTGAAGACTGACCCTGACCTAGCAATAAAATCTTACCGCGCTAGATGCATGTTTGCCATGGCATCATCGTCAAGCTACCACGGAGCCAGTAAAACACGCCGGGCCTTATCCGGATGGTTAAAAAGTAGCAGCGATGCAGACGGCGACTTACTGCCCGATTTGGCAGAACTCCGCGAGGCATCGCGCGATTTGTATCGTAATAATTCTATCGGCGGTGCGGCGATTAATACCGCGACCACATCCATAGTCGGCACCGGGCTAACCCTGCAATGCAGAATAAACCGCGACATCTTGCAGCGCGAAGATGAGGACGCGACAGCCTGGGAGAGTAAGACGGAAGCTGAATTTGAGCTTTTCGCACAGTCTTCCGACATCCAGCGGCAAATCTCTTTTTACCTCCAGCAAGACCTGGCTTTCCGTTCGGCATTATTGAATGGTGATGTCCTTATCAGCACACCATATAAAAAATATAAAACCGATGCCTACGGGCTGAAAATTCAGCTCATTGAAGCTGACCGGGTTTCAAACGAAAATAACCGTGTTGACACCGACATCTATTCTGGTGGCGTTGAACGCGATCAGAACGGACTTGTTAGAAAATATCACGTTTTAAAGTCACATCCTGGCAACAGCTACAACCACCTGAAAGAGTGGGCGGCTATTCCTGCATTTGATAGCGAAGACCGCAAGCGGGCCTGGCTCCTATATTTCAAAGAGAGGGTTGGCCAGAATCGCGGCATTCCTTTTCTTGCTCCAGTCATCGAAGAGATCAAGCAGTTAAGCCGCATGACGGAAAATGAGATAATGCGGGCCGTAATCTCCTCATTATTCACCGTTTTCATTAAGTCCGAGTCTGGTGACGGTCTTGATGCACTAGACATCCAGGCAGAAACAGGCGCAAGTAGCAACGACAAAGACTTCAAGCTTGGTAATGGCAACATCTTGGATCTGGTTGATGGGGAAGAGGTGACTTTTGCCGAGCCAAAAATACCCAACGTGGCGTTTGACCCATTCGTTCAGGCTGTAACCAAGCAGATCGGCGCAAGGCTGGAAATCCCGGTCGAAGTCCTGACCAAACTTTTTAATACATCATACAGCGCAGCACAAGCTGCATTCCTTGAGGCATGGAGATTCTTTGCAGTCAAACGGTCCTGGCTTGCCGAGCAGTTTTGCCAGCCGGTCTATGAACTGTTCCTCACTGAAGCAGTAGCAACCGGCAGAGTCGTAGCCCCTGGCTTCCTCTCAGGAGATCCTCTGATCAGAAAAGCGTGGTTGACAACCGAGTGGATAGGCGACGCACCGGGCCACATTGACGAAACCAAAGCAGTCCAGGCCGCGAAAGAGCGAGTCAACGCCGGATACTCAAACGAATCGATCGAGTGCGTTGCTCTCACAGGATACGACAGGGATGTAGTTTACCGCGGCCGCAAGAAGGAAATTGAACAGCGAAAAGATGATGGAATGATGCCGCAAGACCTGCAGTTGGTGCCGGGACCGGGAAACGATAAAGAGGCAAAGCCAAATGAATAAAATTGTCGAAATTAAAAATATCGAACTGAAAGACGCGAAATGCACAAAACTGTCCTTTGGCTCGGTCGTCAATTTTGCCAAGCAGGAAAAGGCCATTACCGGCTTCGACATCGACGCCTACACCGGGGCGATTGTTGATAGATGGTGGGGAAAGTTGGCCGTTGCAGTCGAGGGAATCAGCGCCAAGCAGCAAATGCCGATATTCAGGGACCACGACCGCTCGCAAATTGTAGGGCACACGACGAAGAGCTCAAACGACAACGGGACTTTCAAAGTGTCCGGGCTGTTCTCGAAATCGACGGACGCGGCAAAGGAAGTGCTTGGACTCGCCGCCGAGGGCTTTCCTTGGCAAGCATCCATTGGCGTAAAGCCGAAAATGATCATGGAAATTATGGAAGGTTCGGCAATGCTCGTCAACGGTCAGAATGTGACCGGGCCAGCCGAGGTGTGGCTTGAATCAGAAGTTTATGAAACCTCATTCGTGCCACTTGGGGCAGATGCGGAAACGAAAATAACAGTTTTTGAAGTAGAAGCCCCGGCAATGGCCGGAAAAGGGGCAATGGTGCCCGATGTTCAACCAAAGGTACAGAAAATGGATATTGAAAAATTGAAAAAAGACCATCCTGACCTTGTGAAGGCCATTGCAACCGAGGCCACAGCAGGAATGGAAGAGAAATTGGCGGAAGCCAGAAAAGAAGGGGCCAAGGCGGAACGCGACAGAATTGTATCTGTCAGGGCTCAGACCGTCGCCGGCCACGAAGCGCTGATCGAGTCGCTTGCCTTTGATGGCGTGACTACCGGGCCGGAAGCAGCTGTCAAGGTCATCGCCGCCGTGCAGACTGAGCAGAAAAACACGTTGTTGAACTTCATCGACGATGCGAACACCGCCGTCAAGCAGCCAGCGAACGACAACACCGGAAAGACCGAAGATGAAAAACTGAAAGCCGAATGGAACAAGGACGCCGATCTCCGCGCCGAGTTCGCTCGGGACTTTGAGTGCTTCAAGGCTTTCAAAACTGACAATCCCGGTATTCGCGTCAAACATTTGACCAAGTAAAAGAAAAAACATTTGACCACATAAAAGAGGCCACAAATGACCACATTAGCAGCAAATGCACCAAGAGTGCTTGTCGGCGGGGATGTCAACGAACTTCCCGTCATCGCAACCGACATTATTTGGGAGGGTGCCGCAGTTGGTGTTGTTCTCGCCTCCGGCCATGCCCGCCCGCTTACCGCCGTCGACAAGTTCGCCGGTTTCGCATTAGCCAAGGCTGATAACTCAGCTGGGGCCGCCGCCGCGATCAATTGCCGGATGTTCCGCAAAGGATGTGTCAAGCTGTCCGTCGCCGGGGCCGTAATCACCGATGTAGGCCAGCCGGTCTACGCGACCGATGACAACGCTTTCCAGTTCACTCCGACCTCAGCGGTCTTCATCGGCTTTGTTCGCCGGTTCGTTTCTTCTGGCGTTGTGGAAGTAGATTTTGACGCCGTGAATTTTCAAGACCCTTACGCCGGGAAGATCCGCGAAACCCTTGCTGCTGCATCTCTCACCCTGGATGCCCAGGATAACGGCAAGTTTATCTTTGTGACCGTCGATTCAACCATAACCATCTGCGCCACAGCAACCGCCGTTCGTGATGTGACTCTGGTTTGTATGGGGCCATACGGCACAGTGCAAATCACCGCAGACCCGGACAACGCCGACAAGTTCATGGGGCCGAATATCGCCGGGGCCGATGGTGGCGCCGCAGTGAACACCAAGGCGACCGCCTGCAGGGGTGACCTGATCCAGTTTGACCTTGGTCATGCTGACGGGCCGTGCATTACCAAACTTAAAGGCACTTGGACAGTGGCCTGATAATCGCCTACTAAATTTTTAAGGAGCAACCACAATGGAATTAATTACCAGTAAAGCAGTAGTCGGGGCGATGAAACAGGCACTTGCAGCCGGTTCGCCTCCAGCTTGGGTTGGTGCAATCGCCAATACCTTCACCAGTGATCAAGCCAGCGAAACATACCCTTGGTTGAATGCTACCCCGGCCATGCGCGAGTGGGTTGGTGGTCGTAACGCCAAAGGTTTCAAGGAAAACCCTATCACTGTAGCAAATAGGCATTTTGAGGATACCATCAGGGTAGAA